GTTGAATCATCTGCAAACACTGAACCTTTCAAGTTACCTTCTACATTGCCACCTGCTGTCATTGCATCAGTTATGCCGTATCCTGCAAGAGTAGTTGGTTTACTTGTAATGTTTGAAAATGCAATACTGCTGGCACTTACACCAGTTAATGCACTACCATCTAATGCTGGTAAAGCACCTGTTAGATTTGCTGCTGATATTGTTCCGTTAACACCATCTACTAGTATTGTGCTGTTATCTGCATATACACTGCCTGTGACATCACCGTCTAGCTTTCCAAAGAATGTGTTAGTCTGAGCATTGAAAGCTATAGAGCTATCATCTGCAAATATACTTCCTACTATATCATTTTTTACAGCCACAGTTGATATAATCGGTTTGTTAAATACAAACTCGCCATCTGCGTTTACAGTTATCGTGCTTCCATTACCTATGTCTATAAAATCTTTTACAAATACTGTACCCCATCTTTGCGGTGTTGTTCCTAGGTCGTTTGCTCCATTTACACTTGGTGCTAAATTTACACCTAGATTACTGGGATCAGTGCCTATGTCTCTAGCATAAAGTTCATCAAAGTTGTCGTTGATTTTATCAAACGCTGTGCGTAAAGGATCACCGTCTCCTGAGTTAAGACTGGTTCCTAAATTTACAGTTTGCTTAGCCATTACACTCTCCCTACTACTACTTCAATGACACCTTTATCGTCGGTATCCTTGTCTTCTAGTGCTTTACCTATTACAGTACCTACACCTGCATTTGGATTGACCATTGCGTATTCAGGAACAGCACTTGTAACTAGTAAATCACCTTTCTTAACTCTACCAAGCACTTTAGTGTGTACTCTACCTGTCAATGCTACAGCTACAACATTTTCACCTTCAAGGTTACTGTTCATTAAGTGTGCTGGGTTTTCACTGACAACTCCAGCTACTCTGGTATCACCTTTTAGGTCTGTACTGGTTACTTCTTGTTCGCCGCCAAATACCAGCACTGTACCAGGCTCATACTCTTTATCTGCTAGATAGTTCTCTGCCAAGTCTGCATATTGTGCTGAAGTTGCTTTACCATAAAGTACGTTCCACTTCAAACTACTTGATCCTAAATCATATGTGGTATTTGAATCTGGAATAATGTGACTATCTACTCTCGCAAGTATAGTTAAATTATCAGTGTTAGCATTACCTAATTCTATATTTCCGTTTGCTTTAAAAGTATTTGATACTACAAAATCATTATTGTTAATAAATGCACGTTCTGAGCCACCTGTTGCAAAAGTTATAACATTTGTTCCGCTGTTAGTAAAACCTGGATCAGCACCTAATCCAATTGCGGCGCCGCCGCTTGGTTTGCCTGTGCTTACAGTGCCATGTGATTCTATCATGTTTGCATATATGTACTCGGTTGCAATAAATGGTCTGTCGTTTAGATTAGTAGCACCATTTTGTAAGTCTGATTCAACTGTGATACCAGTGCTTCCATTGTCTATGCTGGTAGGCAGTTTAGTGCTTATGGTATTGTCAACTGCACCACTTGCACCACTTGCCTGTAAAACAATTTTGCCTCCAGGAGTTTTAACTCTTACATTTGTGCCTGACACATCCATTACTATGTTTGTTTCAGTACCACCTAATATTAGTGCGTTAGCCATCAAATTACCAGAGTCATTACGTTTGGCTATGCTATTTCCTGTGCTTGTGTAACTAATAACACTGTGTTTATAAGTTCCAGATGTTCCTGGAGTGCCTGTGGCAACAACCACTGCGCCAGGATCATTTCTAGGGTTTCCGTATGCAAGTTCAGAAGACACATCATTATCTGTAATGCCACCACCATTAGCTACTACATCTGACATAGTAATTGCACCTGCATCACCAGATCCACTATTGGTTCTAGCAAACACTTCATTTTGTGCTAATTGAGGTAAGTCAGCAAAATCTACATTGTTTGTTGCCAATGTTACCCAACCATTAGTAACGCTAAAGTCATCGCTATCAAAACGTGCAAGTCCAAGAACACTTTGATCTGGACTTCCTGGAGCACTTGCTGATGTATCAGCTATTCTCATTGCCAACTTGCTTTGTTGTATAGCCGCCGCAGAATTAACGTCTGCGTTTACAATAGTGTCTGGATTAATCTGTATGTCATAACTTGCTTTTCCTGCAGGTCTTGTCACATTAACTGTAGCATCACTGCCTGCCGCTTCACTAGCATTGGCTATTTCATCTGTAGTTGCAGGAGACTTTTCCTCTATTGTAGCGACTGCTGTTCCATTTGTAACTGTATCAGTGCCTGTATTGAAAGTTCCGAGTGTTGGTGTATATACAATTTTACGTTGAGTACCTAGTATTTCATCTGTTACTGAACTAATATCTACCACTGTACCTGTAGCGCCACTTGCAGTTCCTGAAATAGTATCTCCATTTATAATAGTACCACCAGTTTCAGGATTTGTATAAATTATTTTCTTTCCTGTGAATATTAATAAATCTTTTTCTGCTGGAGTGTTTATTTCTAAATCACGTAACAATTCTAATTCTGCAAAAGCCGCTGTATTATCGTCTACATAATTTTTAGTAGTTGCATCACTACCTGATGTTGGATTGGCCATGTTTTCTACTTTATTGCCGCCAACATCCAAATTGCCTTCCATATTTGTTGTGCCGTTTAATGCTAAAAAGCCAGGTCCTATTCTATTGCCAGATGAATCAATTTGAGCACCGGCTGTACTGTATCCTAAACGTCTGCTTATATAACTTGCTACAGCTTTTTCTGTAGGAACTGCTTGTCCTGATTCGTCAGCAAATGAATCGTCAGCACTAAATTCATTAATAGTGACACCACGTTTAAATCCTAAGCTATTTGCATTTGAAAGTCCAATTTCACCTGCGAAAGTAATATCACCTGTGGCTTGGTCTACACTAAAGAATTTACCTACTCTAAAGAAACCATTTTGATCAGTACTTACAAAGAATACTCTACCTTTCTTTCTTTCCCATACTTGAGAAGATGTTGCTGTTTCAGAATCAGTATAGAATCCTGCTAAACTATTTTCTGGGTCACCTAAAATTACATTAGGATAGTTACTGTCGTTGAATGATCCTGTACCTATCTGTGTAAAGTCATGCCCTGTTGCCCTTAACAATGAAATAGCAATCGTAATTTCACCTTTTCCGCCTGCAGGCAATCCACAATCTAAATTCTTTTCAAAGTTAAGTGGCGCTTCTAAACCTGTTTGGTTGCCACTTCTAATTCTTGTACCTGGTACATCTTCAAATCTAATAAAACTTACAGTACTATCATTTTGTAATTCAATAATTCTATGTAGTTTACCTTCGTGTGCAAAAATCATACCGTGTGTATAACCAGCATCTCCTGGCTGTCTACCTTCTGTATCTCTTGTAAGACGTGATGCATCTCTCGCAGATGTGATTTCTTGAATTGCTAGATATGTGTCTCCTGTAGAGTTACCTAGTGTGCCTCCACCAGTTGGTGCTGATTGTGTAACTCTAGTTAAATCTACTGCAACTTTTATAAAATCAAACCCAACTTCAAAAGTAGACATAATTTCGTCTGATGCAAGAGCACTACTAAATGCATCTGTTGCTGTGAATGCCACACTTCTGTATGTTGCATAGTCACTTTCGTCGAAGTTAATAGCTGTACTAGGACGAGTTACAAGTTGTGTTGGATTTTGCACACCATCTAGTATGTGGTTAAATTCATTTCTATATTCTAAGAAATCTCCATCAGGTATAGCTTCTTGCACAGCACTAAAGAAGTTTTCTTTAGATACATCATCTGCAACAATATCAAGTTTATAGATATCATGTCTAACATCTGTGGGTCCACTAGCTCCAAACACATCACCTGGGTAAATTGTATCTACATCTAGTGTGACACTACCTGTACCACCACCTATTAAAGCGGCCGCTATCGTAAGATTTGTATCTGTAGTATTGTAACCCAATCCGCAATTTGTAATATCAGCTGAGAGATTTGGAACACTAACTGTACCGTTTGCGTTTCTTGTTATGTTTATTCTAAGTCCGGAACCTGTTCCGCCGGACACAGGAATATCCTGATATGCAACAGGTGACCCGCCAAGAGCATTAAGAGTACTCTGTACATTGGTTATTGCCTTGACGCCTCTAATTCTTATATCTCCGTTGGCTCTTACACCTTTAACTCCGTCATTGTCGCTGTCTGAAAGATTAGATACGCTACTTATTTTATAATCTAAATTAACAAGGTTACCACCTACAGTTTGTCTGATTGTGATTAAACTACTTGCTGTTGGTGGCTTATCTAGATTGTATACATGGATACTGGTATCATCTACTTGGTTAAAACTTGTGCCATCTGAAAATGCTTTGGCAGGTTGCACCATATTGTCACGCAGTACAATTCTATCCGGAATCTCGTTTGGATCAGCACCTTCTGCAACAAGACCAAAATTACCATAACCATTAGAACAGTTCAATCCTCTAATTTCACTACCATTGTTTGCATACATGGCAGTATGACAGTAGTAAGTAAAAGTTGACACTTGCTCTGAAAACGCCGCATTGTTAACTACAAGTCCATATCCCAAATCATTAATTTGTGTAAAGTCATTGGCAAGCATACTTCTATTACCACCAGATTGGATAAAGATATCTCTTGCTACTACACCAGGATTAGTATCGAATTGTGATTCGTCATAACCAGAACCATTATTAGAAGTTGGGTCTAGATATATTATAGCTGTGCCTAAGGCAGAATCATAATCAGATACAGCATTAATTTGGAAGCGTCTGCCATCTACATAAAAAGGAGCAGGAAGATCAGGAAGTCTAAGTTTTAGTCCTTGTTTCTGTCCATCTACGTCTTCACTACGCACTGTAAGTTTGTATGCATTTTGTTTGCTTATAATACGTGTTGGCAAATTACCAACATATGCATCTACATACATTCCTCCAGAAAATGTTTTTTCATCTAAACTTCTAGAGAAACTTGAAGCTGTTTGAATATAAGGTGACTTAGTTAGGATTTGTCCTTCAGGATCAAGCACACACATAAATCCACCGTGTCCTTGAACAGTGACATTACGTATGATGGTTGCATCACTCATTAAGAACACATCCATTTCTTCGTTACGCTGTGGAGGATTAAAGTTTACATTGAACGCAAATTCTATTAGATCAATCATTGCACCCACAATAGCAACTGTGCCTGATTCTCCACTTCCTAAAGTCACATCAGGTTTTTCTATTGCTAATACGGCATCGCTTCCTGCTGTATATTCGTTGACAGTTACAGCATTACTTAAAGCACTTACAAAAGTATGGCTATATTGTAGTCCGGCAGGAGAAGCACCAACGTTTACTGTAATTGATGTTGGCGTTGTTGCTTGAATTTGTAATTTTGTTTCATATGCTGGATCTGAATTAGGTGAACTTGTTACAGAAACTTTTCTAGGATAAGCATGGTTAGTGGCATTACCATCTTGAGAACAACTAAATGTAATACCATTTTCTATTATTTCTACACTGTTAGAAGTAGTTAGGTTGTGACTGCCTATTGTAATTTCCATGTCGCCAGTTGTTGCATCATACGTTGCACCTGTTGGTGTAAATGCCGCAGTTTGTACTGTGTAGGTAGGAGCACTTCCCACTAGTAGTTGAGCAGACAAAGCCGCAATATTTCCTATGGCTGCCTCAGTTGGTGTGATCTGGGAACTGTCATCACCTAGTGCTGAGTATGGATCAAAGTACTCGCCTTGTGCTTCTAGTACATTTTCCATTCCGCCTGCTCTTAGATCTTTTATGATTGCATCAATGATTAATCCTGTGTCTCGACGACACTTTGCTTCCTTTAATACTAATAACGGAAATCTATCTTTAACAAATTTAATTGTTTCTTCAATAATATAATCTTTGTTTTTGACCATTATAGATGCGGCTGTGGTGTAGTTTCCTGCATTGGTTCTGCTAATTGCACCTGCGTTGTCTATATCAATTGGAAATTTAGAATTCTTCAAATAGTGATAACCAAAAAATCCTTGTAACTTATTTGATTGGTTAAAGAAAGGAACACCATCCGTAGCCAATGTTAATCCATCAAATTCTTTATCACGGAAAAAATATGTTTGTGCATACTTAGATTGGGATATACGATCTTTTGGACGAATAATTACTCTTCTAAATTCATCGCCTTTTAATGATACATTGTTAGAAAGTCTTATAGGATAATCTTCCTCATATTGTCCTGATTCAACACGTATAGTAATCTGTTTACGTTTTACAAAGTTACCATACTCTAAAGGCTCGCCTACTTCAAAATCTTTAGGAAACTGTAAATTACCAAAGAAGGTTGTTGTTCCTGTGGCATTAACAAATTCTGTAATTTGCATTAAAGCACCTGAACGTTTACCCCTTATAATTTTTCCTGGAAGCGTATCTGTGTTAGTAGGATCACTTTGATCTAATGAAGTGTTTGTGCCGTTATTAACTTGTATTTGATATCTACTACCAAATGCAACATCAGCACCGGCATCAATTCCATTTTGGATAATGTTAGTGACTAAATTAAACAGTGATGTAATACTATTAATAGCTGATTCGCTTGCATCACCACCTGCAGCACTATCTTCACTTTGAGGAGCAAAGAACTGATCTTCTTCTGTTTGCCAACGTAGTCCTAATTGGTTCTTTAAAGGATCAGCACTTGTTGCAAAATTAGTAAATGTAGAGTTATCAAAAGGTATTGTACAAGCACTATCTGTAAATATTTCAAATGTTTGATCTGTTATGACTTTTACATACGCTTTTACATTTTCTATTTCTGTCATACCAACGATTTTATCAAACACAACAATTTGTTTGTTAAGTAATCCATGATTGGTTGTAGTTGTAACAAGTGCAGGTGTATCACCTGACTTTTTTGTAATTGCACTAATAGTTTTAGCTTGAAAGTTTTCATTCCTTAAAACAGATATAGCAATATCTCTAGCTTTCTCAATACTTGCCACAGTTTCTGTGATTTGAGCTGTAATTGCTATTCGTCCACTGATACTTGAATAATAGTTTTGAGCGGCTAGCTTTGTTAAGAAGTTTGCTGTTAGACCTCTGTTAATGTCTAATGCAATACTATCTAGTATTAGACCAAGATCTAATTCACATCTTGCTATGTCGTAAACAAAATTAGGATATGTGTAGGCTAAAAAGCCTGTGATTTCTTTTTGTAAGAATAGTCTATTTTGATCTAGTAAAAAACGTGCCTGTTCTTCTTTTGGTTCTTCGACATCAGCTTGTGTTACATCTGCCTCAACAGTTTCGTCATATGTCATTGTTTGCATATATGGCCCTGGCTCTGGTCGAGCTGTACGTATCATATCTTCTGCACGTTGAGCAGCCGCATTTATTGTTTTGTATGCGTATGTAAAAGATGATCCTTCTTTACCTGAAGGAACACCTGCCATACTGTCATCACCTTTGGTGCTTACAAAAAGAACTTCAGGAGAACTGTATGCTGTGTTATCAACATAAAATTTTGTTGCGGCTTGTAAATCTTCTGAACCATTAGGTGTACCACTGCCTGCTAAGTCACCAGGATGATCATGTAAAAACAAAGCACCTGACATTGTGTCGCCTTGTCGTCTAGTAACACCATCTCTAGGTACGGCAACATCAGATAAGAAGTTACCTGTTAGAGTTGCATCAAACCCTGCATCAGTAATTGTGTGTACATCATCACTTGCAATAGTTCCACTAACAACAATTTTTTGTGCTTCTGCTGTAGTATCACTTTCTTGCGATGCATCGTTTTGGTTAGCAAATAAAGATAGTTTTACGTTACTTTTATATCTTATGTAATAAGTAGTTCCGCTTACAAGATTAGTTGGGTCTGTATCTTCTGCATTGAATTTATATGCAGTTCCATTTATACCACTATCAAAACCATGTGGAGTTGCAAATTCTAAATCACCCAAATCATAACGTAGTACTGTTAATACAAATCCGTCTCGATTAGCTGGTTCGCCTGCAACACGTATTGGTAAACCTGCACCTATATAACGCCTATCAGCATATCCTCTAGTAATTACTAAGTCATCAATAGTATAGCTAGTATCACCGTCGTGGTCATTATTTAAATTTTCTGCAGCCTGATCACTTACAGTAACACCTGCAATGGCTTTTCCTGCCGCATTTAGTCCACCTCCTAAACTAGGAGAAAGGTCATCTGATAGTTGTGTAAAGGCTGTGGAGATAACAAGTTTGCCTGCAACACTAAAATCAAAAGATATAGTATCTGCTTTAGTATTATCTAATGCACTGTTACTTGCAAGAACATTTTGTACTACAGCAGTTCCTGCTGTGTTAGTCATAATGATTCTATTTTGTTCTAATGTATCAGGTGTATCAGATAGTGTTGTAAAATTAATTTGCCCACCAACACCAAAGACTGCGTACAGTTCTGTAAAATTTTCGTTTACTTTACGAAAAGACTCGCGTATACTATCACCGGTAGCGTCATTACCTTCGGTACCGATATTTACTTCTTGTTTTGCCATATTTTACTCCAAATAGGTAAGGAAAACCTTTGTTAAACATATTTATCCTTTCATTTTATAATCCGAATGTAAATACAGTATGTATTTGAATGAATATAAAATTAAAAGACTATTTTCTCGCACTAGTAATAAAGGAATAACACATGATTATTTCAGACATGTGACGATGGTATTACTAAAATGTGATTGTTGTGATATAGAGTTTGAGCGTGAAAGAGGTAAAATGGATTACAAACGTCTAAATAATAACTACTTTCACGTGTGTGCTGAATGTGATAGTAAAAGGTTTGCCCAGAAAAAAGGTGTAGAACGAAAACAAGTTTGGAATATGAGTGCTAGTAGTGATATACCTATAGGAAAACTTTAAACAGCGAAGCTTTCTCCGCACCCACAAGAAGCAGTTGCATTTGGATTTTTTACAGCAAGGTAACTTCCACCTAATTCTGTAACATAATCTATGGTGCAACCAAATACAAACATTTCTGCCATAGGATCTAAATATAAATTAGCCACAGTGGCTTCTTTGTCAGTAGTTCCCCATTCATATTGAAAGCCACTACAACCACCACCTTTTACTGTCAATGATACGTTAGGATCACCTACCTTTGCAAGATAGTCTCTAGCGGCATCTGTAAGCTGAATTACCCCTTTTGCCATATAGTCCATACTCCGTAAGCAATAGCAATACCGGCGGCAATTTTAGCAATAGGTGCTAAAAACAATACCATCAAGCCAAGTATAATTAAGGCCGCTCCGTCCCATGTTGTACGTTCTTTCATTCTTGCATCAAGCCACTTTTTCAACATTGTGTTCTCCTTTATAATATTTATACAGGTTTATACTTGCAAGGTTTTTTGCCTTGCTTTCTACCATAATATCAGCTGTGTCTCCAAAAGACAAAGCCCAATCGTTAACAGCCCAATTCCACATAAAGTCACTATGAGCACGTAGTTTTTGCTTTTTGTATCCTTGTTCAATTAAATTCTCCATATTAGGTAACATAAAAGGATTATGATCTATTAATATATCTTCACGTGATACACTGTAATGTATTACAGGACGTACACCACGCCAACTGTCCATTAAGCGTAGATATCTATCGTCGGATGGAAGAATATATTCACCTTCACGGACCCAGTGGTGGTGTATGTCGAGTACGAGGGCACATGTGTCGACCAACTCGAGACTCGCTTCGATTCCCCATTTATTTTCGTCATTTTCGATCGTGATTGTGTTTCTCGCCTCCGGAGATAGTCTTGTGTCAACTGCGTGTTTAATACCGGCTGGACCTTGCCTGCCGGATATATGGATGTTACATTTGAAGTCTTGGAACGATTGGCCATAGCCCATCCATCTGATGCAATCAACATGATATTCAAACTCCTCTATAGATCTTTCAACAATGTCAGGATTATCAGAAGCAAGAACGGTAAACTGCCCAGGATGCATAGAAAGCCTAACATCAAGCTCCCTTGCTCTTGCCCCGATCGGCGCAAAATGTTTTTCGCAGTATGCTCTAACATCAGGCTTACGCCAGTAGTAAGACCACGTAGGCTCAGTATAAACAGGAAGAACATCACTACCCAGCCTAACCATTCTAAGTTCATTTGGTAAACTCCCAACAAATTCAATTAGGTTACCATAGGACTTTATATTGTGCTCCATGATATCCCATAAACGTTGTTCAGCAACTTCTTTAGTTTGTCTATTCAACCACTGAACAGTCGTGCTTCGTGTATTTAGTGGACGCTGGATCTCTTCTAATAATTTTTTCTTTTGTGTTTGATCTGGATGCATGTATTTACATGCAAAACCTATACGTTTAACCATTTATAATACCTTTGATCTTCCAAGGTGTAAAACTTACACTTCCTAAGCTAATATGGTCTGCACCAGCTTCAATATATGCATCTGCATCTCGTTTTGTAAATACGCCACCACCTGCAATAATTTTAACATGCGGATGTTTGTTCTTAATATAATCTATTATCTTCATTGTGTATGGCATTATAATTTTACCTGACAGCCCACCTTTAGCACTTGGTACAGTATTGCTTGCATGAATATAATTATAACCCATATCAACTAATTTGTCAACCATATTATTATCTGCGATCGGTGGTATTTTTACTATTGTAAATTCTCCACGCATGTAATGAGGAAATTTTTCAAAGCCTGGCCAGCTCATTGTGTCATTACATGTCTCTAGATTAGGACAACTGATATTTAATTCTATGTTCCTATCAGGTCCTATTGCCATAAGTATTTTCTCCCAGTCTGTTGATTCTATTGCCGCAACACTCAATACTTGGTTATAAGATGTTTTAAACATTCCATCAAATAGACCAGGATTTCTTAGCCCCAATTGATTACGCCATCCCCAACCTGCTTCTGTTTTTACATATCGGAGTGTTTTTAAAATCTGTTTTAAACGTCCAGGTCTTGGATTAACTGTAAATGTTCCTTTCACACTTATAGCGTTTTTAAATTTTAAATAATTTCCAAATGGCGCCGCAATAAAATATTTCATATCAACTCGTGCCAGTTTTTTACAACCCAAGGATCTTGACATCTATGTGGGTTAGGATCTCCATGAAACACACAAATACAACATTCCGGTGGGGGTGTAACAGATTCTATTTGTTCTAATATTCTGTTGCCTCTTGTGCCACCAGGCTTAAAATTTTTTGTTCTTCTTATTTCCCACTTCCAACTTCTAATCCATTCATCCGGAAAGTAGGTGGCAACATCTTTTCCTTGGTCCCAAATCCAATCTTGATCTCCATGGAATCTACGCATGTTAGACATGGCATTATTAATAAAATTAGTATAGATAAATTCATGATCTCCGGCTTCCCATCTCATAACACTGCTGTTAAATTTTTCCCATTGTGGACGCATTGCTCTAGTAAAGTCTCTACAAATTAACCATTGTCCAGGTTTGTAACTAAAAATTCTATCAAAATTATCTGCAATTACTACATCAAGATCTAAATATAATATAGTTCCTTTTAATTCTAATTCGCTACTAAATAACCAGGGTTTATACCACCATCCAGACATAGCACTCTTTGGTAACTTAATTACATTTATTCCAGGTAATAAATTTTGCGGATCTTCTGTTGCACAGAAAAATTTAAATTCTAAAGAGCAATGCTTTTTACAAGCTGAGAATAATTTGTTAACGTAACTGCTATCATACTTTGCACCGTGTTTTAAACACAAAATGTTTATCTGATGTGCATCAGGGTCTAATTTAAGTTTCCGTGCATGAGCTTTTGCAATTTTACGTTGTTGTTTTTCTCTCTTTAGTTTTCTATATTCTTCTTTAGTATATAGACTTTTATCAATCTTCATCGGGAAATTTTGTCTTTTGCCATGTAAAGGGTGTGTATATGGCACTGTTAGCACCATGTTCACTACACTCTGCACTTTCACACCAACAACGGTTATCAGTTTGTTCGCGTACAAGTTTGTCTGCAAATCTCCATGCATGTTCAGCAAATTTTTCTGCACCTACACCATCTAGTACTGTAATCTGACATAGTTGTTTTGTTTCAAGTATTCTAAAATCATTTAGATGTGGATCATTCTGATCAATAACTGTTTTATGATCAAATGTATCTTCAAGCCATTTCTTTAAAGGCTTTAGTCCTCCAAAATCAACTGCCCAATTCTTATTATCAAGATCACTACAACCGAATGTAAATTTAAATGCTAAACTATAACCATGCAAATATTTACAATGCGAATGATCTGCGTGTGGCTGTCTAAACACTGCTGATAAACCTATATTGTGTCCGTAAGTTTTTGTACTGTAATATGCCATATTTTCTCCTAATACTATTAGTTATTATACTATAAACTGGCTATGTTGTCAACTGAAACATTAGGATGTTGCCATGCTTTTGGTAAATTCCAATCGTGTGTATTATAAATTTTGTATTTCTTTTTTGGAAAACATTCAAATACTTTACCTATTTGATGTATCCAATATCTAGGGTCAATAGCATCTTTATCACTTCTATCATAATTATCAGTATCTTTATATAGATTATTAATTTTATTTGTTAGACTATATAAGTCAAACCCAATTAATTTAATTTTTTTACTTTGTAAAGATGCTTGTAAAACAGCATATGGACCACTACCCCATTGAAAGGGTTCGTCAACTCTTTCAGTGCCTTCATAAGGTAGGTCCGGCACTGCAAATACATTTGCGTTATTGAATCTATCTATCCAATCTCTTCTGGTAAGTATTTTATTTGGAAAATTATTTTTGATAGCTTCTTTAACCATACGTCTATCAACACACACTAAACAATCTACTACATAGTCTCTCTGAATAGCATTACAGCCAACCTTAATTCCTTTTAGGTTGTTAATGTCTATTTGAGTCCTACTCTCTCCGTTTCCGATTGCCCATGTCATTTTTTAAGGATTTTAATTCTTCTTTTACTTCGTCAAATTTTACTTTTGTACTTAGCATCATCCTTACTACTCTAAGTATTTTTGTTAGAGCCCACCACCACCATGCAACACTGACAAGTACCCAAATAACAATTACTGTAAAAGCATACACCGTCAGCCATGTATCTGCAAAGATTGCTGTGACTAACATTCCTGCCATTGCAACAAAAGGGGCAGTGCGTCCTGCTATTGCCCAGGCTGAAACTTCTTTTTCTGTTTTATTTACAAAATTCTTTTCTTCGGACATTGATCACCGGGAAATTTGTCCGAATTCGCTCCACTCACCAGGTGAGCCGCTTCGTACACATATCCAACCTACATAGCCACTAGGTTGTGGACTTGAGTTGTATATTATATCACCCTTGATATAATTTCCTGATGTTGGCAAACTATCTAACCATTGTATAGTATGCCCTTGTACTTTGATAGGTCCTGCAACTGCAAAATCTACATCATTAAAATTTTTAACACCAATACCTAGTTTACCATCCACAGTAACTTTATCTAATAAAGTTATACCGCCTGTTTGTCCAACTTTAATTCTTACAGTATCATCTGTGATAATATCTAAGCCAGTTGTGCTCCAAGTACCGATTTTGAATTCACTATCTTCTGTTGGATCTATTACAAATTCATGATCCATACTTTTTAATGCTAATTGTCCATTAGGTTCTGGTGTTCCGATTCCAAGTCTTTCTGTGTTAGCATCGTAATGCACACACTCATCTACATTAAGGCTTCCTTCTACACGAAGATCTTTTAGTGTACCAACACTAGTGAGTCTACTACTAGTTACACTATCTCCTAATTTTGTAAACTCTAGTACAGATATGCCTTCTATCATATAAGATTTTTCTCTATGTAGATCTATATGTTCACTTGAAAATAACTTGTCTGGGTTTGGTTGAAATGTAAACTGTCTTGTGTGACCTACACCTGTCCAAATTAAACCTTTGCCATGTCCGCCTTGAAATTCTAAAGGACTTGTTCTTTCATTTCTTACATCAGCAGTAATTTCATCTACATGTAATTTTGTAGCTGTAATACTGCCTGTTACAGCTAGATCGCCTTGTACTGTTAAATTATTAGCAATTACTTTTGTTTTAATTACATCAACAGAAATACCATCATCTGCGATCGTAAGCACAAAATCCTTTGCATTATCTTTTATTCCAGCACTAGAAAAATTAGTAATGCGTCCGCCGTTTATTTTATTACCTGACAGTTCTCTATCTAATATTTCAGGCTTTGCACTATTAGGTCGAGCCTCTAGCGATTCTATAGCAGTGGCTAATGCTTCTAAATTTTCTCTGATGGTCATACCTGTTCCTTCACTGTACAAGTATATTTATCAAACAACCTTTAGCAATACTGTATCAGGATTGCAACGTCCATTTAGTTTTGTATCTGTTGTTTTTATGTCATCCATATATTTACGTAGTTTTACTTTACCAGCATCTTTAAATTCTTTTAATTGTTCTGTAGGTTTACGTAATGTTTTTTGTATACTTTCGTTTTCATTGTAACCTATAATTGTTGTGCCTTTAACACTTAATCCACTACCTTGTCTTTGCATGCCTTTTGGATCTATATTACTTGCAATATATTTTCCTATTTTCCTTGTTTTTGTATTAAACACCCAAAGCTCATTTGCGCCTATAATTTGGTCAGGTGAAATACTTGCAAGTTTATATTTTTCATCTGTGGTGCAATATTTTAATTTAGCTACAAGTTTATCTGCACTATAGACTTTAGGTTTACGTGGTTTACGTGTTGCTTTTGCACTGTCGATTACAAAATCAAGTGCAGAAATAAGTTCTCCAATAGCTATTCTATATTTTTTAATATCTGCTTTTTTTAAATGAGAATATCCTTCTTTAAGTTGTGCCCAAAGATCCTGATCCAATTCACTCATCTTCTTCAATTGACCTGATGTAGGATATCTTTCTAGTTGATCAAAATCGACCAAAGCATCTACATAATAAGTTTTTAGTTTTCGAGCATGTGCTTGTGTAACTCTCATTTTTGTAAAATGGTCTTTAAAGTCAAATCCTTTAGGATCAAACGTATCAGGATCTACTGTCCAGCCTTCTAACCAATCTTCTATAGCTTCAGATTGTATTTGTGCCTGATCACGTATACGTTCTTGTATTGTAGGTATGTATAAATTTTTCTTTTCTTTTTCTTCTTTGTTTTTTACATCTGTAATTTTTGAGCCTTCTTCAATTGCTTTTTCTATCTTAGCTGTCAAGAATTCAGTAGCAGGATGTGTTGTTCCCATTGTGCCTGCTAAACTTTCCCAGTATTCTGCTTCTTTTGGATTATAATCAGGCATACCACACAACAACATTTTTGCAGTAATAGAAGCAGTAATACTTAAAGTATAGCCAGGCGCCGCCTTTGCCTTTTTAATTTGATCTTTTGTGTATCCGTTTTTATCCATCCATTGCCATGCGAAAGGGTACAAATCTGCAGGTTTAAAATTTTGATAGTAAAAGTCTCTTGTTGCTGATTTAAAGCGATGAAACTTTTCTCCAGACCAATCTTCCCAGCCTTCCCAACTTGGATCTGCTAACTTACCACCTCTTTTTATTCTAGGTGCCGCTCGTACTGTTTTCTTTTTTGTTTTTTTCGGCAATGGCATGGGAATCTCCTATGTTGTTTTTATAGCAGTATATAGCAAAGGTGGTGATATGTCAAGTAAAAATGGTTATCTAAAATAATTACGTACCATATCTACAAAAATTCTTACATTTGTAGGTGGTGTGTCTTTTAATATGCCATGACCTAATCCGCATACCCAACCAGTGGTATCTTCTATTGTATCTAACCATTTGTTTATTTCATATCTTAAAATTGTTTCTGAGTTTTGCAAAAGAAGAGTTTCATCAAAGTTGCCTTGTACAAAACCTTTTTGTACTTTTTGTAATATTTTAGGCAGATCTACAGTGCTATCAATTCCTATGCCACTAAATTGTATTTCTATTAATTTATTCATACTATTGTAGGGCAAATTTTTAGAGTAGTAAACAGTATTCTCAAGTGAGGCTAAATCTGCAAGTATTTTACAATACTCTTTATCGAACAAACCTTTTGGCAGATTATGTAATCCACTATCAAATATCATTACACTATCTGCACCTGCTTTAGTTTGTTGTCTAATACTGTTTTGTAATAAAGGAACTATATTATCTTTAATAAATTTAATTTTAAATTGGTTAGTAACCTTAGTTTGTCCACATGCATAATTCATCAGTGTCCAAGGTCCGCCTACAAATCCAACAAGATTTTTTTTGAAAGGTAATTTTTCTTTTGTTTTCTTGATTGCTCTAGCTTGAAATTCTAAATGGTTGATAGACTTTTGTTTGAACAAATGATTTTTGTAATTTTCTTCTGTGAGGTCAAATGCAAACTTCGGACTTGGATCAAATTTTAAAGGAATTCCTAATGATTCTATATGGAACAATATATCGCTAAACAAGATAGCTACATCAAAGTCATATTCTTTAATGGGCAACATTGCTACATCAGATGCTATTTGTGGCAATTTACACATTTGCTCAAAAGAAAATTTTTCTTTAAAAGCTCTGTAAGATGCTTGATAGCGTCCTGCTTGCCTCATCATCCATATTGGAGGACAAGATTGGCCTACCCTATTACGAGCATTGTCAAATAATGTTTCGGTCATCTAATTATTTAATTACATGCCCAAATTCATTAAAATTAGCTTTAATTTTAAATCTTCTCACCAGGCTCAAAACCACGAAATGTTTTAAAACGTGGAAAACGTAGACTGTATGTGTCCGAATCTTGCGACTTAGTTCTTGCGTCTGCTCTGATTTCTATCAAAGAACCAATGAGGTTATCACGCTCAGTCCAGAACTGATCACGTTGACTGTCAGTGAAACCACTTCCACAGTTAAGGTGATAAGTGTATCCATCATCTTCTCCTTCTACTATAACGGCACCTAGTCTTCCTTCGTTGCGTCCTGTGCCTTCTTCGACAGCAACAACATTTAGTGTAACTTCTATAAATGGCTTTGCTTTCAGCCAACTATGTGTTCTTTTACATTCATAAGGTGCATTTGGATCTTTGATCATTACACCTTCATAACCACCGTCTACAGCCGCTTTATTAAGCTCTACAAAGCGTTCTTGTCCTTGTTCGCTATCTAAGTCAACATCTTCCCAGTCAAGTGTTTGTACATGTTCTAAAACATCTTTGTTTTCATTTACCCAAGCCTTTACTGCTTGACTCCTAAATGACTGTGGCTTATCCCACAAACCTTTTTGGAATTCAGACAATGGACACATATCAAAAAGATGTAGTACTGCATCTTCAGATTGTTTTCCGTCTTTTCTATGTACTTGTTTCATTAGGTCTTGAAAGTTTGCACTCATAACTTCGCCATCTAACACTAGATCATATGGTGGTTGTTTTTCTTTTACCACTGTTTCTATTTCAGAAATAATATGTCCGAAGTTGTGAAACTGTTTACCATTCCTACTAAACATTTCAACTTTACATGCCTGCTTATGACTAGTATCACCCCTAATAATTGTAATAACTCTTACACCATCTAGTTTTACTTCCACTTGCTTTTTTCCAATCATTTTCTTTTCGTGATTAGCAGAATCGTGTGCAAGAGGACAAGTAAAAATTGGTACAGAATATTGGGGAAAGTCTTTTGCAATTTTGTTTACAGTCTTTTCTGAAACGCCACAACGTAGATCTTTAATAAGGATTCTACGATAAAACATATTCCATTGATCAATTGTTGCAGTATCCTTACACAATATGATTGCATCACGTGCCGCATGTCCAGTTAAACT